ATGAGATCCTTGATTGTGGTCGCTTTCCCGTCCGACTGAACTGGCTTGCCTAGCACCTTCAGTTGCCGACCCTTGGTTTTTGGATCGGTAGACAGGAAGCCACCGAAGCTCGCCTCGTAATCAGCCTTTTTCTTGGTCGCTTCCTCGGCTTTCTTCTTGGATTCCTCGGACCTACGCTCCTGGTCTTTGAAATACCCGAACATCCTGTCGGACTCGGCTTGTGCTGCCTCTGGGAGTTCAAACAGGGGATCGCCGAAGCCACCCTTATCCGAACCTTTGACGCCGTATCGCTTCTGACCCTGGAAATTCCTCTCGTACACACTGAACATCGGCAAGGCTGCATGCTCCTCCGACGAGGTGATCGTTGGCATTCGCGGCGCAACTGGACCCTGCTCGGCAGCTTGCTGTTCAGCAAACTCTTTGTCTGACTGGTCTGCTTGCTCGGGAGTAAGTGCAGGCGGGGTGGGTCCGGGCGCAACAGGTGGTGCTTGTGGAGGCTCAACGGCAGGCGCGATAGGTGGAACCTGCGGCGGTTGTGGAACTGGCGGCTGAACCGCGGCGGGTTGCTGAGGCTGAACTTGCGGTGGCTGGACGGTCGGCTGCGGAACCGCTGGAGGCACTGTCGCCGTGTCAACGGGGGCTGAAGTGGAAACGTTACCACCCTGAGCGTCCATCTGAGCCTGCCTAAAAGCGGCGTACTCTTCGTCCGACATACCACCATCTTCGGGGATCGGAACCTCGGCGAACTGCTCGGGTTGCACGCCAACTTGCGGCTGTGAAGCCTGAGCCTGCTGCTGCTGGTTGATGAAATTCCGATCGGACTCTTGCTTGGCTAGCACCTCGACATCGTTCAGGTCCGCAAGCTCTTGCTCTGCGTTACCCATGATCTCCCTGCGAGTGCTACCCTCAATTCCGTTGTCCTTGGCTTCCTCTTTCGATATGAACCCCTTGGCTCTAAGTTCTTCGAGTTGCCTGCGCCTTGCATCCAATGCTGCTTGAGTAGCGACACCGCCACCGCCAAGGATACCTCCAGCCAAAGCGCCGGCGGCTCCAGACTCCGCCCATTGCTTGAAGTTTTCCTTCGTGAAAATCTTATCGTTGGGGTCGTTGATCCTGCTGTTGACGTCACCGAGGAACTCCTGGAAGCTTTCCTGTACCGCTTCTTCACCCGCGTTCTTGACCGCATCCCACAATAGTCCTGCCGCCTCTTTCGCGCCAAACTTCTCAGCCGCCTCGCGGACAGCGGTCTTCCCGATGAACGTGCGCAGTGCGAACGGCACATTACCGAGAACTCCCTCCGAGGCACCAGAAGCCTGACCAAAAAGGATTGCTGACCACGGATTGTCGTACCCAGCCTCCCTGCCCTCGGCGTACATGCCGCCGCCTTCCTGAAGTGCTGTGATCTGCTGAGTACCGATCGTTGCTCCGATTCGCTTGGCTAGAGCGTTCTTGACAGCCCGTTCGCCCATCTGCTGTGCAGCTTCGGCAGCAACGCCACGCGCAACATATCGTTCCGCAGTCTCAGCGATGGCTTTTTTCATTGCGCCGCGACCAAGCACACCACCAACGAACCCGACCGGAACTGCCACCACGTCAGTAGGATCTGGCGCAGGAACAATGGCTCCACCGATTGCCGCACCTGCAACGCCAGCTACCGCAGACTCCGCGATAGTTGGAAGCAGACTTCCAATCGTTCCCGCTGCGTAAGTTCCCAGGTTTCCAACGCTCCCAAACGCACCCTTTTTCGGGTCGGTCGAAAAGAACTCGTCTACCGTCGCGGGGTTCTCGGACGCCTGACGCATCTGTTCTCGATACTGCTGGAATCGCATATCGGACGACTTGTCGTCACCCATGGCGGAACTGAGCATCCCGAGACCGCCATAAAACGTGGCTTGCGTCTGGTCGATCCCTCGGAGCAACCCCCGCGTGAACTCGCTTCGCTTGGCGATGTTCTCCTTGCCTTTTGCCGCAGCCGCTTCGTCGGCAATACGTTCGGCTTCAGCTTGCTTTTGCAGGCGTGCCTCCGTCTCCTCTTTGTTCAAGGAGTCCCTGAATACATCAAGGAAAGTACGCTTACCTCGGCTTCGATTGCTTTCGATAACTGGCCTTCTCTTAGGTTCACTGAAAGCCGTGGTTTCGGCATCGCCGCCTGCTGGAGGCAAAGCATCCGAAAGACTGCCCGAATCACCCTCTGCCAGTTTCCTTTTGAACACTTCAAGAAAATCGCCCATTGAGAAACCTCTAGCCCGTAAGATCTATTGTTTAGCTTGGAGTCTTTGAGTTAGCCTGTGCGCTTTGCCGTGCTACGGGATGACGACGGAGGTCGCTGGTAAACCTCTTTTGGAGTTTCGCCGATGTACTTGGACTTCGGGGTCGGCTTTTTGTCCTGGCTCCCGGCAGGCTTATCGTACTGATACGCCTCGCCTTTGCCCATTCTGCTGTCTGGCTTTTCGGTCCAGTTTGTTGCGTTTCCAACTTTGTACAAAGCATCAATGTATGCTCTGTCCTCTTCGCCGAACCGATCAATCGGAACGTTGCTAAAGACCTGACCGTCTTTTCGCTTAACGGAAATCGTTTTCGCAGTCGGATCTAGCGAGCCTTCGACAATCGAACCCTCAAACGTTCTTCCGTCCACGCTGGTCCAGGTTCTCAATTCGCCTTGGTCCTGCGTTACGCCACCCGCAGGCGACGGTACAACTGGATTTGCGGACGCTGGCTCGGCCTGCTCAAGTTGATCAAGCAACGAAGGACTTGCGTTTAGCATCTGGCCTCTTGAAGGAGCGGATGCTGATCGCGATGCAACAACATTGGCATTTTGCTTGCTACCGACAAGAGGATTGTATTCACCAAGAGGGTCGGCAAGAAACTCACCTACTGGACCCCAAAAAGGATCGCGCAATCTCTTCTTGTTGGACTGAGTTGCACTACCGCTTGCAGCTAACCTTGCTACGTCCTGCTCTTTGTAACCAGCATTTTTCAGGATGTCAGCAGCTCTATTCTGCTCATCCTCGGAGGCGTTCGGGTTTACAGCGATCATCTCGGCTTGCTTGACCCGAGGGTCATCCCTGCTTATGCGAATTGGAGCGGCAGCGGCAAGACCTGCGTTTACAGGCGTCCCCCCTGGCGAAACCTCAGCAGTCGCAGCCGGCGCAGGCTTCTTCTTGCCGCCCATTATTGTCAGTCCGCCTCTACCGCCACCCATCGCCGTTCCTGGCTTACCGACTGGCTCGTCATACTCTGGCATTGTTCCGCCAGGACGGATCGACGCGGTGACACGGTTGCCTGTCGCGGGATTGATGCCGTAGTCGATCTGACCGAGACCGTACCTACCTCCAGGCTGTCCGAGCGTTTGTTTTTGAGGATTGACCATGAATTGATCGGCAGCACTCATTTCTTGCCGAACAGGGTTGTTCGGGTCGAAGTACGCTTGGCCGGCAGACATTTGTGGATTCTGCAAAGAGTATTGCGTATCGCGATTTCCGCCTGACACTTCGGCATATTGCTGCTTCGCAGGATCCGCCAACACCGGCGATGCACCAAACACAGGCTGACCTCCAGTGTAACTGCCCGTTGGCTGGTATGCACCTGGACCGACCGGAGCACCCATCCCGCCTTGTGCCATCACTGGAGACGCACCGAACGTCGGCTGACCGCCAGTGTACGACGCTTGGGGATTCGCCGCTGGAGTTGTCGCAGGAGCGTTTGGCGGTTGTGCTGCTGGCTGACCTTGCCCTTGAGGTTGCGACAAGCCTTGCAGGAACTTCTGCTTCGCCAAGTAGTCGTTGTGCATCTGCGCCTGGATGTTCTCTGGAGTAGCAGGGGTGTCTGGACCTGCCGCTTCGAGCCTAGCCTGCGCGGCTGCATACGCATTGGCGTAGTTCTTCTCGTCGCTGAAATACTCAGCCTCAGTCATGGGTGGCTTCGTTTGCAGTGCTGCTGGACCCATCTGCTGCATCATCGGCTGAACCTTGCCTGTCGACCTGGACATTCGCATGCGGGATTGCAGGTTCCCCAATGCTTGCGCTCGTTGAGTGCCGTCGATGTTCGTGTCTCGCATGATCTGCCTCATGGCACGCTGATCTTGCCGTAGCGCCCTGACCGTATCGGGATCGTACAAACCGCTACGGATCTCCTGCTCGAGCATTGCGTCGTCTTCCCCGATCGACGGCTCACGCATCTCCCGCATTGCACCCATCGCGCCCATGCGCTGCATGTCGTACTGTTGGTCTTGCGTTCTCTGACGCATCTGCTGGTCGGATCGCTGCTGCTGGAGGACCATCGCCATGCCGTACTTGGTCCGTGGGTTCTCTTGGTCTGGCGCAATTCCAGCGGCTTGGTGTCTGAGTACGATCGGCATTTACAGAATCCTTAAATCAAACGTTTGTGTTTTCACCAGCCACTTGCTGGGTCCGAATGTAATCTTTGATCAACGCCAAGCGATTCGATGCGCTAGAAAAGTGAACAATATAGGCGTTTTCCAGTCCATCGGCAAATCCCGAGTACCAGTATTGCCAGTTCCATCGATAATCAAGGTGCCTGAGCGAGGCCCCAAGTGCGACCAAATCGTCGATCTGCTTGCCCACCCACACTTGCTCTGCGCAGTGCATCGTACCGATGTCGACTTCCGGACGAAGCCAAATGCCACTTGCCGACCGACGACACAAGACCACGCCTGAGTTGACCGAACGCTCCGTGTCCTCGATCTTCACTTTTGAACGAGACTCGACGGACTTTCGCTCTTTCGTCATCCATTCTCGATGTCGGTGTGAAAACTTGCTGGATTCGTCGCAAATACCGATCGATTCGGGATTCTCATCAAAAATAGACGGCGATTGCTCTCGGACCACGCAATCGGCATCCAAAAACAGCGTTTCGTCATACTGGCTCGCAAAATGACCCGTGCGGAACTTCTCGAGCCCCCACCAGTCCTCGGTGTCGTTGTCGAGTCCAATGAAGTCGGCTCCGCACCGATCGGCGTAAGCCTGCATGAGCGGCCACGTCTCCTTGGCTATCTCCAGCATCTCAAGACCAACGGCGACAGACACAATGCAACGAGTCTTGCTTGTGGACGGCCTGCGGTTACGCCAAAGCACGTAGGCACGCTCCATCGACACAACAGGCTTCTCCAGTGCTGTATTCACTTCGTTGTGGAACTCCACGGTCCACTCAAACCACTCCTCGGGAGATCCGTACCTCGGCGGGAGTCGGATCAAAATCGCAGCAACCTTCTTGCGGCACTCGCAACCTGCTGGCATGTACCGCTTCCACTTCTCGAAAGCTTCGGGAGTCCCGAGCTCAATGCGATGCAGCTTCGACCACGCTCTCCGCCCTTCGATAGCTTTTCTGGCTTCGCGATCGAGGATCAAATTGCTACCGATCGGTTTGACCGTCACGGTCGTCAGCCAGCCACGCTTGCCAAGCACCGCACCGCACGTACACACGTATGGTCGAATGTCATTTGAGCAAATTTTATCGCAATGCGGACAGCTACACACCACTGCAATTCCTTCTTGAGCAACATTCATCGGAACTCACCGTAACGTAGTAACCGCACGAACCAGTCCCGAAGATAGTGTCGCGACAAAGGCAAGCAAAATCTAGCTCGGTTATCACGTATGGACCAAAAAGGAAGCACGACTCCCCGGTTTCGCTTGAACATTTATAGTCAATCGGATTTCGCGTGCTTGGCCCTTCGTCTGTCTGAGTACAACCGCCGAAGTTTATCAGAGAAAACCCGCCTCCCGTACCGCAAACAAAAGCCACCCTGAATTGACCGCAACACGCGAAGCCGTCGTGTTTCCACGTATCGTCAGATCGATCGTATTCGATCTGGAAGCAACAAGGCTCGAGGTTTATAAGTCGAGCGCAGTCCTCTGGCTCTGGCCAAATGCAGACGTTTAACACTGGAGGCAGTTCAATTTCGTTGTCGTTGCCGCCTTCGATATTGTCGCCGCAAAGGCACAACCCGCAACGAGGGCAGTTGAGGTCTCGCGTCTCTGGGGGGTTGCTGCTGTAATGTCGATAAAACTCAAAGTCGTCAACCAGCATGTCCTCTTCGCTCATCCCGAACCCACTGTACCATCCATTCTCGAACAACCCTGGGGACTCCATCGCCACCGATCCAAGAATAGTATTCTCGACCCCTGCGCAGAAGATCCCTTCGTCGATCGCAGCCGAAAACCGCCTCGAGTTGCCCGTCTCGGAAAAAACTTGCAGTTCCTTCAAGATCGATTCGCTGCCCCCGCTGCCAACTCCAAGCCGGATCCAGCTCCGGTCGGCAGGATCCGCAGACCCTCCAGCAGCCCCACCAAGCCGCTCGTACTCCGCGAAGTAGTACGAAGTCGCCTCGCACTCCTCCGGATCGCCCGAGACCGTCCTGACTACGTTCAGGTAGATCCGCCACTTCTGACCGTCAGAGTATTCCGAACCAGCTCGATTTTCTTCCTCTTGCGTGACCACAGAGACGTACATCGAGCCAACTTCGTCGGGATGCTTTACGTTGCAGATCGCTTTCGCGTCAGGCACCTCGCATCTGGCTCTCCACGTTGGGGTATCCACGATGTAGTAGTCGCCAGGAGTGTCGCACCAACCCTTGCCTAAGAACGGAGCAGAAACGCGATTGCCCAACGGAGTTCCCGTCTCGCCTCTTGTGAAGTCGTCGGAGAAGATCAGGCATTCGCTTGAACCGCAACAGCACTTTCGCCAAGCCATGTTATGCTCCGCTACATTCGCAGTCGTTCGCGCCGCTTGGCTCGCACTCGCAAGCCTCCATCTCCTCGGGATCGCATTTCGCATCGACGATGTAATACTTTCCTTCTTGGAACTCTACGTATCCTTTCGTGCCTGCTAGCATGCCGTCGTAAACCCTGTTCGGATCGTAGATCGTTGCAGTGTGCGGCCAGTAACCCGACATTTGCCTGACACACGCTTCGCACGAATCCGAGCCGATCAAATCCTCCGTCGACTGGAACCGAAACAACTTGTTTTCCGTGTGGACAAGTATCCAGTTGATCACCTTGCCGTTGTGATCCCGAAGGATTGCTATTTCGTCCTCGAGACACTTCGGAAGACCGCCGTAGGGAGATCCGTTGACCACACCTGGATTTTGACCGAGCCTCCACTTAACCTCGACAGGCGACGGTGGTACGTAATGCACGTCGATATCTGCCGTCCCTTGGGTTGGCAGAAAAGCTGGAAAAACCTCTCCGATGCGGTATCGCTTGGCTCCACCAGAGGTCACGCGACACCCAAAAGGCTTGGCTACCGATATCCCAGGCTTCTCGGCGCTGTTCTCTTTGTAGTCGATGAACTTCAGGATCCTCGGATCGAATCCACGGCAAACGACGTAGTTCGGATATTTGTCCTCGCACGCCACCTGCATCATCGCACAGTACGGCCAATCGCCATGCACTTGCAAATCGTCGTGATCGCCACGCATCGCGTTGTACGGCGGCGGTACTTGAAACCCTGGCGTTGGACGTCGCTTCTTACGGAACATCTTAGTTTGGCGTCAGCCAACCCCCTCCACTGTCCCCGAGTCCAGCAATCATCTTCGCCATGTCGTTCCATTCAGGTCCGATGTCCTGGCGGCGCTCGACGAATGCGTAGACCGCCATAAGCAGCTTGTTCCGCTCGTCCAACTGGTAGGTCATCAGCCGCATGTTCTCAGCGGCAACACCCTTCCAGCCTTCGAGACGCTGAACCTTTGCGTTGACCATCTCGGCAATCGCACGGTGCTTGTGATCGGCGAGCGTGTTGGCGTTCTGCATGAGCAGCACCGCGTATCGTTCTTTGCCAGACATCAGCGAGGTCAAAGCAGCTTGTAGTTGCGACAACAGGGTGTGCTTCTCGGACATCTCCACCTTGGTTACATCCTGAGCCGAAACATACTGACGCTGGATTCCCTCAAGGAACTGAGCCTCGATCTGCTGGATCCGCTCATAACGTCGGTTGGCTTCTTCCGTACTCCACTTGGCGAACACGTCCCGAAGTTGGTAAATCCGATCGACCGAATCGATTGTCCGCTGTCTGACATCCTGGAGTTTGCCGTACAGGTTCGAAGCAATCTCGACACCGTACTTGGAGTTCGAGTCCTTGGCAGCAAATATCGCCTGCCGGCCAGCAAGGATCCGGTTGGTGGCATCGCTGCGGAGCGAGTAGATGCTATTGACAAGCGAGGCTTGGTATCTGATCACTTCCTGGCGAACTGAATGCAACCGATCGGTGCCGTCCAGCCGCCTTGACCGCATTGCAACTTGCTGCTCGTAAAGCTTGTGCTGGTTGTCCAGTTTCTCTCGGTTCAAGCGGTCGTTAAGTTCTTGGATATTCTCGTCACGGTCCCTGGTGTTGCGAGCCGTGATGTCGACCGGAATTGTCGACGTGTACAATCCTTTGCTCACCAGCATTTGCATTTGAGACGAAAGGCTACCTGCGAACTGCTCGTTGATCCTGGCTAAATCCGTCTGTCCGAGGTTGACTAGGAAGTTTCGAGCGATCGGTGCGTGCGTGTCGTAGTCGGTTTGAAGCAGAATCAGTATCGCGTTGTAGTCTCCCGCATACTGCGAAACCAAACTTCCCGTTTGCGTGCTGAGTGCATCAAGATCTTCTGCCACCTGTTCGTAGTCAGTCTCAAGCAACGTGAGTATCGCATCTACTTGCGCAACGTAGATATCAACGTTCGCCTGGACCAACGCGAGTTGTGACGCGATGTCAGCCGCGTGAGACGTGTAGTTGGTCGCCAGAATGCCGAACTGCTGGCTGTAATCTGCGATATGGCTATCGAGGTCGGAGTCGAGGGATGAGATCTTCGACAAGACATCACCCAGGTACGTTGCAAAGTTCTGGTCGAGCTCCGCAAGCTTGCTGTTGTAGTTATTGACGAATGTCGCCAAGTTCGCGGCTTGTACGGTGAAAAGCGATTCAATCTCCGAAGCGTTGTCAGTGGCATTGGTCTCCAGGTCGCCAAGCCTATCGAGCATTTCCCCCAACGCAATCTTGGAGTTGTTTGCGTCGATGACAATCTGAGCCTGATTGTCGTTAATCATCGCCTCGATCGCGTTCATGTACTCATCGAGGTCGGACAGGAACACACCTGACTGCGCGTTTTGCTCGGCAATCTGAGCGTCAAATTGGACTTGAGAACTGTCGACCATCTCCTGCATATTGGTCAGGACTTGATTGTACCTGATCTGATTAAACTCTCTCGCGTAGTTTGCCTCAATCGTGTACGAGTTGCACAGAGCCAATAACACCCCTGATGGAACCAATCCTTGCTTCTTGACCGAGAAGTAGTTCGTAGGCGGGACGGTGGTGTTGTCTTGCCGAATGTTCGTAATTTCGAACCCTTGAGCGACAAGCCACCCCATGACGTTCTCTGGAATATCAGAAAGTGTTTGAGTTGCAAACCACTGCGCAATCGAGGTGAACGGATTGGCAATCTGCGGCAAAATAAGATTGCTTTGACCGGGATCTACTTCTGGAACTACAGATACGTCATTTTCAGTCGACATAATCCACCTATTTCGTTAAGCGTTTGCAGCCTTGGCTGGCATTTCAAATACCGTCCAGGTGTCAATCGCAGAGCAAAAACACCGAACCCCCTTGCTAGCTGGGATAACAATACCTGCGTTTGCTGCTTGACCGTTCAACACCCCAGTTGTTGCAGGGTACAGCTTCGCAGCAGTCGCACTGGTGTTGATCACTTCCATGATGTCACCTGGAGCACCAGTCGGCAACTTCACCCCTTTGGCTGCACTATCCGAGGTAATGTACGTTGTGTTGGTCGCCGCCAACGCTGCCGCATCCAAGTAAGTGCTTCCAGTTGCCGCAGTTGCTATTGCTGTGGAACTGGACGAAGGAGCCCAAGTTCCGTCTCCACGCAAGAACTGCCTTGTATTGTTGCTCAGTTTCGGCAAAAGACCGTGCGCAGACGAAGTAGCGTTCAGGTCAGTGTTGTCGTCGCAAGCCGTGAAATCGTCGAGTTTGATCGTCTTGGCATCGAGTAAATAGCGGCTGTCCCACAGATCGCCAACAGTCAGCTTTCGAGGCGTGCCTGAGTTTAGCATGTACAGAATATCAGCATCGATCGCAGTGGTCGCAGCCGTCAACCCTGTCACATAAGCAGGCAGCGCTGACCAGAAGTGTGATCGAAGATCTGCGAGCGTGACTTTTGTGTTTGACGCTCCCTCGTCGACAAGAAACAGGTCGCCATCGGAAAGTGCTGCTGCCGCCAGTCCACCAACGTCGATGCTACTCGTCACAATGCCAGCAACGTAGGTAGCAAGAGCACCAACGTCTAGTTTGTAACTCGTCGTGCTTCGTCGCATCCATAGGTCATCGCCAGCCTGAACCGCAGGACTTGCATCAGCTTTATCCCACATCTCGGTTTCGATGTAGGACGCAATGTTTGCTCCAGTGATCCTCTTGGGAGTGGTCCCTTCAATGACATAGAACGTGTCGGCGTCCTCGAGCGCCGCCAAAGCAGTCAAGCCGGACACGTAAGCCTGAAAATCCACCCAAAGCTTCGTTTCAAGTTCCGCTAGGGTGGCTTTCTTGGCTGTTGAACCATCCCCGACCAAGAATAGCGATCCCGAGGCAAGCGAAGCACTCGTCAAGCCAGTAAGGTCAAGTACGCTCGCCTGCACGCCAACGAGAGCAAACGTTTTGAGTTGGTCGACTGTGACGCTGAAAGTGACCCCACCCCTGCCGATCGTAACCTTGTCACCCGTCGCCACTGGGTTCCCGCTTGCTGCCGACCATCCAGAAGCCAGGACATAGGTAGCCAACTGGCCGATATCCATTTTGTTCTGCACTCCCGATCGGAAGATCAGGAAGTTGTCTCCAGCCACGCCGCTACCAGCGCTCGCCGCACTATCCTGAGTCCCTACAACGTATGACGCGAGATTTGCTCCAGTTGCCGTCCTTCCTGTTCCGCTTCGCTCGAGAAGGAACACATCGGTTGCGTTCGCCGCCGCTCCGAGCGCCGAGTAAGTATCCCACGCACCTGAAACAACGCTAGCTCCGACTTTTCCTTGCACATAGGTTGCAATCGTTTGCGCTGTGACCTTGCTTGCTACCCCGCTATCGCTCACATAGAACGTGTCCGCATCAGCGAGCGTTGCGACAGCCGAAAGACCAGCAACATACGCTAGGAACTGCGAGTGGACCCTCGCCGCAATGTCCGCAAACGTCGTCTTGCGTGCAGTTGTTGTCTGTGCAACGACGTACTGATCCGTGTCGGCAAGTGTTGCAGCAGACAGGCTAGCGATTTGGTTCCCGAGGGAAACAGCCGAGGAGTTAAGGAACGTCTTGACGTTATCGATGTCGATCTGCTTGAGAATGCCGCCGTCGTTGAACACCAACTTGTCGCCAGAGACGATCGTCGCGCTCGTTTCAATCGCTTCGAGTTTGTCCACCACCCAATTGAAGAAGTTCTGAGCCGTGATGATCTTTTCGATATCCGATTGAAACACGTTGAGTTCATCGGCGTCAGCAACCGTTGTGATCACTGGAGCTTGATGGAGCGTGTCGACGACAAATGCGGCAAGCAATGTCGCCGTGACATGACGAGACGTCGTGCCGTCAAGCACCGGAACCTTTTCTGGTCCCGTAAGCGTATCGACTGGCAAGCCAGCAATCCATTCGGAGAATGTCACATCAGGCACGATCTACCTCCACGCCCCAGAAGGCTCTATCACTGCACTCGCACCTTCCCACGCCCAGTTGCCACTTGCAGCCGAGATGAGCAGGATCATGTATTTACCCCTGGCGCGAGGGTAGCAACGGTGATTTACACCTGCCGCCCAAACGCCGCTACTGTGAACATTTGATGGCGTAGTGCCAGCAACCAAAGCCTCAATCGCCGCTTTAGCGTTGATGCTCACTTGCTCTGCCGTATCAGCCACCATAACCCTCCAGGTGACATTCACACTCCCAGAAGCGGTGATGCCATGCAACTGAATCAACCTGCCGTAGCTGTTGCTGTTCCCGAGTTGAATCGGACCAAGAGCGACATGCGAACTGGAGTTTCCAACCTTGAACGGCCAGAACCCCATTCGCTCGGTATCGAACATCCAGGAAACCGCCGCTGACGGTATGTGAATGCGCACCGACCGAGTTTCATGGTCGTATTCCAGCACCGTGGACGCATCGGCAACCCCTGTGAGTTGCTCAGGGACAACATCCTCGGAGATCGCTTGCAAACCGTCACCAGACGCCGACACGGTGTAAAGACCATGCGACGACAGGAAGTAGTACCGATCAAGGTGATCGCGGCACCAAGCCTTCGGACCCACCATCCCAACTTTTCGAGAGATGTTTCGCAACGTCCCCTCGGCAGTCGGATCCCCCTGAACCACCCAAAGCGAACCGCTCGTTGCCGCCAACAGATAAGCGTCTTTATGCGGAATCAGTGCCACAATGTCAGTTCCGATCTCTCCAGCCTCGGACAACTGGATGACGAACGGTCGAGCCATGTCGCTGACGTCAGCACTCAACGACCAATCGGTGTAAACGCCCTGCCGGCTAGCGAAGATAATCCTTCCCGAAGGACGGATGAATCGATCGCGATAGACGCACTGAGCAGCGTGCGACGCTGGAGCGTTTGACCCTGGATCAACGTAAACCACCCCGCCACTGTGGACCGCGGCATCGCCAGAGCTCGCAACAATGCGATTCCCGCTGTCGTCTACAATCGCATTGCTACCGCTGGCAAAGTAGTTGCTTTGTGTCGCAGGCACCGATCCAGCAGCAGTAGGCGACCAAGATCCTCCACGAAGGCGACCCTGGAAGTCCTCCATGCGACAATTGACAGACCAAGGACTGAAATACCGATCGCGCCTGCCCACTTCTTGACGAAATGAGAAGCGTCGATTCACGCCCGAGGGGAATAGTATCTCTTTGGTTGGCATGTCAACGATTACGCTGCGGCTTCGAGTCCTGCGGTCGTTCCGTTGCTCGCAATGGTAAACGCCTTCCACGAAGTCGCTGACTCGCAGATGCAAATGACCATCTGGTTGGCAGCAACCGCCGACTCAGCAGCAGCACCAGTGCCGCCATTGATCGCAATCGTTGCTGGAGCCGTGGTTCGCAACTCGCCTCCAGTTGCCGCGCCGGCAATGATGACGATCTTGCCTGGCTCTGGATTCGGAAGAATCAAGATGTTGTTTGCGTTACCCCAAGTTGGGATGACGAACTGAACCAACCTCTCCTCAGGGATTTGAGTTCCAGCCGTCGAAGCGATCAACGGAACCAAACCAGGACCGTTACTGCTAAACGCACCAAGCAACTCATTCAAAATATTATGCTCTGACATACTTACTCTCCTTTGAGTAAAAAATCAATCTTTCATGGTGATGCCAGCAACACCCGCAGCGTTGCCGACGATCTTCAAAAAACTTGCGCCAATCAAAGCCGCAGGGAACGCATAGTTGTACCCTGCCGCCACGGTCGACGTAACGTCAGCATTCGAGCCGTCCCTGACTTGGGTGTAAACCCCATTGACAGCCAAGCTAGCATACCAGTTCAATGTCGTCAGAGACGAACCCGCAGGGATATGCACCCTCCCAGTTTCGGAGCTGCTGAAATCAATCGCTGCACTCGCGGCGACTGTGGTTCCAATCGTCACCGCTGGAATCTGAGCACTGTATCGTTGTGTTGTCACTGAATCTGTCCTCCAATTGTCAACCGTCCAATTCGCTGTTCTCGGCTACGGTAATCATAATCGAAAACGCTACGATTTCCATACTCGCCGCGGGGTGCATCTGGTCCTAAACTTGTAGGACTTGACCGCTCCATGTCATTTCGGATGGCTAAAGCGATCATTTCCAGGAATCGCTTTTCGTGGACATGCTCCCTTTCCTCGTAATTGTGCTCTGCCGCTGCCAAGCAAGCCTCAAGGATAACCTGGCTGAGCATTTCCCCACCGACAGGAAAAAGACTGGCTTCATTGAGCTCCACCGGACGGAGAATCATCGGCACTCGCATGGTGTATGCCGCGTCTGGAGCAGGGTAAAACGCCAGGGTCTTCCTGCTTCCGACCGCTGGATCAAACCTGCTGGTCCTCACCGAATAGTAGCAAGGACGACCGAACTCTGGGTTGTCAGCCTCCAGTTTACGTATCGTTGAATCGTGGCGATTGCTCACCGAGGGATACCACTGGTCTGGACCAGGGTAGTACACCAAGTCGCTGTCGTTCGCCACTGAGTCGAAGGAAACATCCATTGCTACCTCTGGCATCGCCAGTTTGTAGGTTGTGCTGTTGGCTTGGGTGACGCTGGTATTGTCAAGGGTAATCTGAGTATTGCTCCCGCGACTGGCAACCGAGTAGTATTTGCTACCCACCATCAGCACTCCGCTTGCTGCCCAGCTCGGGAATACCCCGCCTACGAGCGTAACGACACCTGCGGCAATGGTAATTGTCCCTGTTGCGTAAGGTGCCGTGGTAGTCACGTCAACCAACGGTCTGAAAAAGGACCACTCATGCGCTGCGTAAACTCGACTCAAGCCATCTCGAATGCAGTAGTTGATTCTGGTCAACTGATCGGTAGCAAAGACCGTCCCAACCTCCGCGCCGAACAAGTAATGACCTACCCGCTCCCTGAGAGTAAGGTAACTGATTGGACCGCCGCCTGAAACGCTAGCCGCTGCCGCGAAGTCCACTTCGAAGTGGTACGTTGACCCGCCGTAGACAAACTCAACGTAAGCCGTGTAAGCCACGTTTGGCAAGTCGGCAAACTCATACTGGTACGTTCCTGTCGAAACCAGCGTCATTGATGTATTGTCAGCGACTACAACTGCGTTCGTGTCGTTGCGCTTGACACCGAAGGTTCCAGTTGGGTCCGAGAGCTTCGCCGACGTCACGTTGGTCGGAACGCCGTCAACCTTAAACGTTTTGCGTACAATGCGAGCCATTACGTCACCGTTATACTTCTGTCTTCAACCGTGATATTTACTGCGCCGCCTGCACCGCCGCCTGTTACCATCGAAACCGCAGTTGTATCGAAGCGGAATTGCCCAGTGCCATCATCCTCGACCATGCTATCAAGTCTGCTTAGTACCTGGATCCCCGATACCGCTGACGCAATTTCAAGTGCCGCATCTAATGCCAATCCATTTGCGGTAAACCAATTGGGCGAAAACGCTGCCGAGGTGTACGCGCCTGCCTGGACGGCATGCACAACGACCGCAACATGACCATTCCCTGCGTTGATTACCATTGATCCGAAGTTTGCCGGGAACGTCACTCCGCTGATACCGCCAACCGTTCCGCTCTGATTACCCATGCCTGTTGTTGGCGTCAAGTTGACGTTAAAACCAAACGCAGTTAGCGTCCTGCTTGCCGCTCCCCATACCGCTGTTGCGACGTCGTTCACAAGCGTACCGAAGCTCGTTAGCGTCCTAGTCCCTGCCGACCATACCGCAGTCGCAATGTCATTAACTAGCGTTCCAAACGACGCAACCGATCCTACCGCCCCTGTCACGCTTCCGACCGAACCGCTTAAATTGCCTGTGATGTTCGCGGTTTGGTTTCCAAGGCCAGTCGTCGGCGCCAGGCTAAATCCTGTTTTGTCCGAGACCGTTGCCGTGTAGCCGGTCTTGTCGTTGTTTGTTCCAACCGTAACTGGATTC